ATATTAAACAGTCCAGTGACTACTGTGGGTGTCAAACCCACTCCTGTTGCACCTGGTTCCAGGTAACTGAACTCATCCGTAAAGGTGGCCATATATTTGCCGCTGATTGTGACCACATTGGCATTTACACTTATACTGATATTAGGTTCCAATGGAGCTCCAACCAGTGTTGCAGTCACCGACGTGATAGTTTCAAGCATGCCAGGGTTAACGTTTACTGTTTGACTGAACGTTTGATTAAAATCTACAGCAGTAAGCACTGTTGGACTAATTGTTGCCAAATCTCGCAGTCTCCTTTTGTATCAATAGTTGCAATTTATCGTTCCACGTGGCAATTTGTTCATGTTCGTCCTCGGTATGTGGACCTGCTGAAATTTCTGGGCGAAACTCAATCACATGATCAAACTTGTCGGGAATATCCTCGTAATTAGAGTAAGTGTTAAGTTGACCATTTACCATGATTACGAATTTGTGCGTCATACAACTATGCTGCCTCTTGTGACAGGTTCTATGCCTGTTGTAGTTTTGATATAGTGTTTTTGCATAGCGTCTATTGCTGGCGCATGCATGATCACATGATCTTTATTTAAAACAACATTTACATCTGCATCGGCAGTAAATAAACTTTGAATCAACCCAATGCCTTGTGCTCCGGGCATGACTGTGCAAGGTTTAGACACTTCAAAACCCAGTGTGCCGGCATCAACCACTTTAGCGACCACTTCGTCGCCTGTGATCAATTTAAAACTCACAATGTCGCCTGCTTGATAACCTTTAGTTACTAACATTTTTTACCTTTTCAAAAAAGTCTGCTGATTGTTTTTGTAAACCATTAAATCCTCCAGGGATTAATTCATAACCGTGAAATATTTGTGGTACACTTCTTAGGCCTTTATCTAACAACATCTGCCTCGATTCTGCATCGTTCTCGATGTTAATTTCGTTAAAAGGAACTGCCTTGCTTTCTAATAATTGTTTTGCTCTGTCACAAAAAGGACAATTGTTTTTAGAATAAATTGTAATCATGATATATTTTAATTGTAATTCTGTATTTAATCAAATTTATGTTGCTCGGGTATTTTATCAAGTATCATTTGGTGCATTTTGTTCTTGATTTGTTTTCTATATGTATACAAATGATTATGATTGTGTTCTCTAATATCTTTGGTCATCTCTAAAACACAAGCAGGTGATAAAGAAGCAAGATATTCCACTTGATCAAATGCACGTTTAAATCTCTCTAAAGCATTGTCACAATCATCGTAACTTTCATCTATTACTGATTCAAAGGTCTGAAATCCAAGACTTTTTAGAAACTTGAGTGTGTGCATGGGGCCAAACATTACAAACAGACGTTTTGCTAAAAGTAACTTGGTAGTTTTTTCAGTAATAAAATGCGGACCTGGCCTATCTTTAGCAGTAGGTGCAGGATTGGAATATAAAGTTTCACAGCATATGCTAAACCATGTGTGCTTGTAAATATTCCAGGGAGTTATTTCGCTGATTTCTCTATACAACTGTTTGGCCACTTCCCAGTCAGGATTCATGTTTGGTGACACATATGGCCAAGCAATTTTATTATTAGCAATATCGTTGGCTTCTTTTATAATAGAATTATTCCTGCCAGGATCTAAATCTGATATCCAATTATCTCCCGGTCCATGGAATATATCTCGGTAAGTTACAATAGAGTTATCCAATAGTTCTTGATTGTTTTGGAATCTTGCCATTACATAAGATCTGTGCGCTTTTCTTGCACCAAGTAAGGCATCAAATTTGTACAATTTATTTTCGTGTCCTACCTCTTGATATTGATTTAGCCGCATATGTTGAAACATCCACCATGGTCTGTAAATAAAATTGCTATCTACAACATCGTCTTTGATACCGCCAAGTGCTATCAAATAATTTTTTATACCGCTTCGTTTGATACAGTAATTTAATATTAGATCATTATCAGTGTATTCAATATCTGATAAAATTACAAGATCAAACTTTGACCAATCTATGTCACATAATTCTTTGTTGTAAGCATAACCACCAGGTTGATTAAACATAGCCGGAACAGCGGCCACACGATATGGTTGGTCCAAACATTCTTGTAAATTATCTGTGATTTGAAATTGCGGATAATCTTCTCCCTGCCAGTCTGGAATAACATCAATAGCTCCACGAGGAGGTAAGAAAGTAAATATCTTATATTTAAACTGTTTCATATCCTTGATGCAATACTATGATATATTTTGTCAAAATCAACCACTGTATCAGTTGTAAATTCATACATAATACTGTCATCAAGACTTGGACACGCATCAACATAACAGTTGTAATCATGAGAATTAAGTTGTTCTATGTCCGACAGTTTTCGTATTTCAAAGCGTTTCTGGACAGTTGTGTTGATTGGTCTGCATGTCAAAACATAATTGGCGAGGTATTCGTATTCGCTGAACCAAATTAAATTGGTACCACTTTCTCTCTGGCAATTGTCAATAATGCCATCTAAGAAATGTTTATTATGTTTTGTTTCTAACAGTTCTCGCATACTATACCAATCTTGTTTCAAGAAAGGCATAAATTCACTTACAAAACAGTCTTTTGTTTGTCTTTTGATGCCTAATCCTTTTTCAATTGCCCAATAGTATCCATTACTTTGAGTTATGCGTGGTAAAATAAAAAAGTTTGGCACTAATCCATCAAAGCAGCGATAAGGTTGTACAGCAAATGTGTCTGGATCTTGTATAAGAATGGTTTCAAAATCAAAATAATCAAGACTTGCAATTTTTAGTGCTTGTTGTCTTAACCATGTACCTCGGTAGTCACCCGGCTGATCCCAATTTAAAATTTGAGGATACCGATCAATTAGTTCCTGATCATTAACATATTGAAATCTATTAGGGTCAAGATTGTACTTGGATAGTGCTGCACGGTAATGCTTTTCTGCGATATTGGTCACAATATAAGTAAGATCTAATCCTTCAAGGAAATGATCAAATTGAAAGGCCATTAATGCATGACCCATTCTATAACCACCAACAAATACTGCCCTTGCTGTCAAAGGCTGAATCCTTTGAAGGTGTTGTTATCCACATCCTGTTTTGTGCCGCCGATGACATAACTGGAAATTTCGGTTTCTTGTGGAGCCACTTGTACTTCGGCACCAGCAATCCATTTGGCAGTCCATGGTAAAGGGTTCGATCCCGGCTTCATACCACAATTCAATCCTACGGCTGTCATGCGTTTGCAAGTCAGCCAATCAACATACTGACTCAACAGTTGTTCATTGAGACCAATCATGCTGCCATCTTTAAACAAATAGTGTGCCCAGGCTTTTTCCTGTGCTGCTGCTGATAAGAACATTGCTTCACATTCGGCACGAGTTTCTTCTTTGATGCGAATGTAATCGGGATCATCCTGAGGTAGCAATTTTAGTAGGGTTTGCGTGGACCCTAAGTGTACATTTTCATCTCGTGCAATCAGTTTGATGATCTTGGCATTGCCTTCCATCTTCTTTAGTTCTGCAAATGCCCATGAACAGGCAAAGCTAACATAGAAGCGAATTCCTTCAAGAGCGTTAACACTATTCAAACAAAGCCATAGTTTTTTCTTGAGGTCATACATGTCAACTGTTACTTGTTTGTCGTTAACTGTATGTGTTCCAAGACCCAACAAGTTGTAGTATTGTACGGAACTTATAAGATCGTCGTAGTATTTTGATATGTCTTTGGCACAATTTACAATTTCTTCTATGTCAGTCAACTCATCAAAAACAACAGAAGGATCACTATAAACATTCCTAATAATGTGAGTGTAACTGCGGCTATGAATAGTCTCATTAAATGCCCAAGTTTGAATCCAAGTTTCCAACTCAGGAATAGTAGCAATGGGAAGGAAAGCAAGGTTAGGACTACGGCCTTGAACACTATCAAGAAGGATTTGTCGCTTAAGATTGCTTGTAAAAATATGTTGTTCATGTTCGGTAAGTTCTTTGAAATCTTTGCTGTCTCGAAGTACATCAACTTCTTCTGGTCTCCAAAAGAAGCCCAACTGCTTGTCGGTGAGTTTGTCAAACTGTCTATACTTTAGTGTATCGTATCGTTGAATAGGTTGTGCACCGGATGCATCCAAGAATGCCAACGATTCTGTGTGTTTGTTCTTGTTGTTAATATTAAATACGCTCATTACTTTTCCTGTACATATGTTTTTGCAAATATATCTTGTTTTACTACGCCATAGTCTCCGGGACCGTGTCTCACTATATAATCTTCACCTGCTCGGTAGTTTAGTGTTTCGCCCCAGCTGGTAGCAACACTACCATCGTGATCGGCAAGTTTGGCAATTTTGATAATTTTTTTAGGATAACAAATGCCATTACCTGCGTCGTCTTTCAACTCACGAAACTTCTCTGGCGGAATAGGATACCGTTCACCTTTTGGCCCTGTTAGAATATAAAACCCTCGTTTATAATTTACAGGACCTTCCAGCGTTTGAATAACTCCATCTTCCTCTGCTATTTCATAGCGTTCAGGATTCGGCTGTTTGTATGTTTTAAATGATCCATTGGTAAACCATTCTTCACTAATACCAACATCCTCAAACAAATTTAGATATGTTCTTATATTCATTTTAGATTACACAACTATCGCAATTGTCTTGATCTACCAATTCGGCCTCTATAGATTTGCTTTCCATTAACTTATCAACATTAATTTCGCCTTGGCCATCAAAAGTATTGAAATAATACAACTGTTTTAAACCATACTTATAACACAATAGCAAGTGTTGTAGCATTTCACTCATAGGAATCTTCTCGTCGTCGTAGTATTGTGGATTGTAGGAAGTATTTACGCTAACACCTTGGTCGATGTATTTTTGTAACACAGCACAAAGTTTGAGGTATCCTTCTGGACTGATTTGGTCCCAGAGTAATTCGTACTTGTTTTTTAATCGTTTGTATTCAGGTACTACTTGTTTTAGTTGTCCGTGTTTGCTGCCTTTTATACTCACATACGAACGTGGTGGCTCAATTCCATTGGTAGCATTACTAATTTGTGCGCTTGTTTCTGCTGGCATCAAAGCCATCAATGTTGCATTGCGCTGACCAGTACGTTGGATTTGTTCTCGAAGTGATTGCCAAGGCATACGCTCTTGGTAGGGCACAAGTTCGTCCACGTCTCGTTTTCTTGTATCAATAGGCAATACGCCACCGGCACTCTTTAAATCCTTCCAACGAGTGCAAGCGCCTTGTTCCTCGGCGAGATCTGCAGAGGCTTTGATCAAATAATAACTCCAAGCCTCTGCATACTCATCTACTATTGTTAATGCTCGCGGATCACTGTAACTGACATCATTCTTAGCCAAGAAGTAGGCAAAATTAATGATACCAATGCCTAATGGTCTAAACTCTTCAGTGGCTAATTGTGCTGCAAGAATTGGATAATTTTGATATGATAGTAATGCATCCAATCCTCTTACCGCCAACCTACACATCTTCTCGAAGTCATGTGGGCTTTTTACATTGCCCCAATTGATCGCTGACAGAGTACACAGGGCGATCCTACCATCCTCGTCGTTGACATCTCGTAACGGCACAGTTGGCAAATCTATTTCGGCGCAAAGATTACTCATCTTAATAGGGGCCACAGACTCGTCAAACGGACTATGGGTATTGGCATGATCTACATTCTGCAAATATATTCTTCCCGTATCTTTGCGTTCCTGCATGAATCTACTAAACAAATCACTTGCTTTGAAAGTTTTCTTTCTTAGCTTGGTATTACGCTCTGCTCGCTCATAAAGCTCTTTGAATCGATCTTGATCCGTGAAAAAAGCAGAGTACAGCTCGGGTACATCATGAGGACTAAAACAGGTAATATCACCACCTGTAATTAGTCTTTCGTACATTAATTTGTTAAATTGCACCCCATAATCCATGTGACGCACACGATTATCCTCAGTGCCTTTGTTATTCTTTAATACAATCAAGTCCTCAATCTCGAGGTGCCAGATTGGGTAGTACAATGTAGCGGCGCCATTACGGACACCCCCTTGGCTACAACTCCGCGTTGCGCTTTGGAACAACTTGTAAAAAGGTATAACCCCGGTGTGGTAAGCATCTCCGTTTCGTATTGGGCTCCCAAGTGCTCGTATTCTACCTGCACCAATTCCGATTCCGGCTTTTTGACTGACGTACTTAACAATACTGCTGGTAGTAGCATTAATACTGTCAAGACTATCGTCTGTTTCAATAAGCACACAGCTACTGAATTGTTTTTGCGGTGTGCGAACACCGGCCATGACAGGAGTAGGCAAACTAATATCATGTAAGCTGATAGCATCGTAGTATTCCTTGATCCATTTCAATCGTGTTTCTTGTGGATAGGTTTGAAACAGTGTGGCTGCAATCAAAATATACGCCACCTGCGGAGTTTCATAAATGTCACCACTCACACGATTTTGTACGAGATACTTGCCTCGCCACTGCTCCATGGCAACATAGGTAAAACTTTCATCTCTTTCGTGGTGTACAAAACTATTTAATTTTGCCCATTCATCTTCAGAATACGCATCCAATAATCCTCGATCGTAAAAACCCAAATCTACGTTTTTTTTAACCAAATCTATCAGTACACAAGGTGTATAATCTCCGTATACTTGTTTTCGTAAATGATAGTTAATCAGTCTGCCCGCTACATATTGATAGTTAGGAGTTTCTTCGCTGATTAGATCAGCTGCTGATTTAATTAAGGTTTCTTGTATGTCGGCTGTTTTGATACCGTTATAAAACTGTATATGGCTTTTTATTTCTACTTCACTTGCACTAACTCCGGTAATTCCTTCTGTAGCCCAAAAAACTACCTTGTGTAACTTTTCTAAATCTAATAATTCTCGACGCCCGTCTCTTTTAGTAACTTGAATTTGCATATCTCGCCTTAGTATAATTCTAATCTTAAATCTGCCGCGATATAGCGGTGTTTTAATTTTAATTCTTGATTAATGTGTTCTTTATTTACTACCTCATTGTCAATCAAATTAAGAACATATTTTCCATTGGCAAAGTAAGCTATATGATATTGATAACGAGATACCATATCATTATA